ACCGCCAAAGGGTCGCCAAAGTCTTTACATACAAAATCAATTGCCCACCCGTCCATGTGGCTGGATACTTTGCTGCCACCGACCGCGACATTTACTTCAGGCAGCCGCAACCAGGAATTAACGCGGATGGCCTTACCCAATAGGGCGCGGACCTTTTCCATGCCTTCTGCAGCCTTCATCATGTTTTCTAGCTGCTGCGCGTTTGGCTGGTTATTGATCCCCAGGCGCGTAGCGGTTTCGGATGTTGTGGCTTCTTCCAGGGTGAAGTGTTCGGATAAATTCATTTTTTAACCATGCCTTTCATGTCTTCTGTTTTATCTTTGCTGCCCTGGCTTGAACCAAAGTAAAACGATAAAACCTGGCCCGCAGCGCTAGTAATAAAACCCAGAGCAAATATTACCAATTGCTGCTGATCGTTAGGTGTATCAATAAACATCAAAACACCGATTAGGATAAATGCCAAACCGACTACGCCCAAGGCCAGAATTGGCACAACCAATTTATCCAATTTAATAGCGTTTTCAGAAGTGGCAATTGCTGCATAAGCTTTTCTAGCAGAATCCCTATCCTGGGCATTTAATTTGGCATATTCCAGTTCTAGCTCTGCAATTTTTTGAGCTGCAGCTGGATCACCCGCAATAGCTTTTGCAACAGCATCCACGGAATCAGAAACGCCAAGCTTAGAAGCCAAAGCGGTAACAGCAGCGCCACCCAAAGGACCAGCGACAGCAGTTGCCAACGTGGGTGCGAAACTCTTGAGAATATTGAATAGTTCATTCATTACGTTGCCTTTCGAGTAATAATAATTGTCGGTTGATCTGCTTTTCTTTTTTCTCGATCCTGATTTCCGCCTTTTGAATTTTGATCCACATCATTATCAGCACGGGCGAAATGATTAGCACAATGGTTAGCATGATGCAAACCAGGATTAGAACCCCTCTGTAAATGAATTTATCCATAGGGCATAAAGCCAAGAAACAATGATTAGCACCACGGACAATGCAATGACTAATTCCACTTTTTCTTGCCTAAACCTTTCGCGTTGATAAGCTTCTTTTTGCCTTCGGATTCTAATTTGTTCTTTCCGCTTCTGCTGTTCTGCCTGGACCTTGGAATATATGTTGTTGTAGTTGTCCCAAAGCGGTCCTAGCTGGTACGGCACAGTAGCCCCGCGCATCATGCCCGACAGCCTTACATAAGCCTGGTCCAGCTCGTTTTTGTATACGCTTAACTCTAATATATCTTCTGGATTGGGATCAACGCTGCGGAAAACCTCTTCGTATTTGATCTCCACATATTCGGTTAGTTCCTTATGGTGACGGAAAAAAGCCCCCAGGTGCGCTATAAACTGCTGGACAATTTCGGTTTCGTTGGGAATGTGGGTTGTATAGGTTTCCTTCTTTTTTGCCAAAGGCTTGGCTTCTGGTTGTGGCTCGGCTGGGCTAAAGAGTCCCTTAAAAAATCCCCAGATTGACCTGGCTTCGTTAACAATGGTCTTTGCATCTTCGGTTGCCTGTTTTACCTTTTTTACCGCTACCTTACCCTGGTTCAACGCATCGCAACAATACATGATCCCGTCATAGGCCAGTTGCATGGCCTTAAACGCCGCCCCAATGGTTAGCGGATCGAACACATCCTAAAGGCCAAAAAACTTTTGAATGAACGTGGCAGCCACGCCTGGGCCTAGTAAAACGCAAACCATTACCCCATAAAGAAGATATTCAATCTTGGTCATGCGCTTTTCGCCTATGGACAAAGCTTGTTCTATGTTCTTATACCGTTCGGCACACAATTGTTCATGTGTCAACAGTTTGGCTTCTGTTTCGCTAATCATTTTCATATTAAGCCGCTGTTAGGCCTTCATTACATAAGCCAGGGCATAGTAAGGCGGCAAATTAGCGTTTGTGCCGCTTACGCCAGCGTTGGCGGTTGTGGTTGTTGTGGCAGTCGCTACTGTTATTCCCGTTGTTGTGAAATTTGTAGTGGTAGTTGGGCCATTACCCGCACCAGAATTTCTTACAAATTCTTGATTGCCAGCATCACTACCAGCCTGTGCAGTAGAGTCATTAGAACCAACATTATGTTGGTGCGTTGGGTCTGTTACGGTTGAAGTTGAAGTTGAAGTTGCTGTGTGATTGTGTGTAACCACCACCGCATCGGCTGTTCCGCCAGTTGCAGCCACCGCATAAGTTGTTCCAGCGCCCACCACAAATTTGTCGCGCAAATCAGGTGTTCCGTTTGATCCATCGCACAAATACCAACCTATAGGTACGCTGCCAATTGATCCGTACCAAAGCGAAATCATTCCCGTAGGAATAGTTGTTCCCGTGCTTGTAACAGTTACACCAATAATTCCATAAAGGTTATCGTAAGTGCCCAGGGTTACAGCTGCGGAAGTCTGTAAAACAAACTTGTAGTTAAATCCGTAAGTGAGCCAAACTTCATTATCCAGGCGACCGCTAGAATTTAAAACGATAGGGTTGGCATTTGCGATCGTGCCGTTAATGTCGGTGTAGGTCGCCAAGGGGGTGCTAGAACCAGCCTGGTAGGTATACAACAAGCCGCCACTTAGCGGAACGCCGTTGTTATTGAAGAATTGTTGACCGTTGCCTACTGGCGAAAGATTGACTGCCATGTTTGATCCTTATTTCTTGTTCAGCATATCGCTGGCTTTGTTTTGGCCTGTTTGTCTGCCAAGTTTAGCGGCTTCTTGCATTTCTTTTTGAGCTTTTTCGGCTGCTTTATTTTCGGCTGCAGATTCTTGTTTGGCTTGTCTTCTTGCGCCTAATTCACGGCCTATAAATGCACCACCAGCTGCGCCTGGTGCATCGGCAACAAATCCGCCAATAGCACCGCCAGCTGCAGCGCCAATTCCAGGGAGATTACGTTCAATTATGTTAACTCTTCTAGCTTGTAATGCAGCGCCTTCGTAGCCGTGTATGCCAGGCATTAATTGACCAGCATAATTTAATGTGTGGAATTTTTGTATTTCACTAGGGGGAAATGTTTCAATAATTTTTTGCCCAACAATAGAATTCATAACATTGTTTGTTGAATTCTGATTCCATTCGCCCATTTTGGCTGCGCCAGCTTTTTGGACTTCGCGGGCCAATGCGCCATCAATTTCAGCAACCGCGGCCTTTGCTGATTGCATCAATTCTGGCGGTATGGGCGGCATTCCTTCTGGCGCGTTTCTAATTCTTCCGCTTGCTAGCTCGTTTAACGTATCCCTAATATGCCGCCATTGGTCCTTTGGCATATTGTTTAGTTTGGATGGTATTTTCTCCAATGCTGTAGCTGACGTAACCACGCCATTTTTGTCAACTTCGCCAAAAATTTTGTCTATGCCCCTAGATTCAAATATTTCTTTTTCTAGCTTGTGAATTTTGTCGCCAAGCTTGTAAAGGGATGGGTCGGCGACTGCAGCAATATCCTTGTCAATGGCTGCATTTATTTTTCTAATTGTGTTGGCTTTTTCTGGAGTCCATGCAGCGTTATTGCTTTTTCTTACCGCATCAAGTGCAGCCACCGAACCAGCTGGCGCTATTTTTCCATCGGGCAATTCGTAACCTACAGTTTTTGCCAATTCAATTTCTTTTTTTGCGCCGTTTAAAAAATTAAGTGTTCCTTCTTTTTCAGCGGTTGCTAGCTGCTGCGGATTGCTAAAAAACGAATCTGAGTTTGTGGTTTTAATTTGGTTATTGCCAACACGTTGAAAAGCTGAGTCGTAAATTTGTTTTTTGGAATTTTTAAAATAACCCATTAAGCTTGAAGGCGCTGCATCATCTGGCGATACACCATGAATTACGTCATTAATACTTTGTCCACGTTGTTCGTCATTGATTAGGCTGCGGGACGCGCCTGTAGCGTTTACTCGCTCTTCGGCATATCTTGATAATGCAGCTTGTTCATTAGCAATTTTTTCTTTAAATAATCTGCCTTCTGGCGTATCTAATTTTGCTTTTGTGTATTCGTTTCGCAATAGGTTTTCGTTGCCAGTAACAACGCCTGGTCGAACACCTTCGCCTGGCATGATTTCTTGAATTAACTGCGAACGGGTCATTTGTTCGCTTAATGGCGCATCGGTCGGGGTTTTGGATAGTTTGACCTGGGGGAATTGACCGCGGACTGTTTCTTCTCCCGTGATCTTGCCAAAGTAGGGATTGTTTTGTGCTGCAGCTGCGCCTACGCTGCCAGCTGGGACTTTTCCCTGTGCAGCTTCAAACTGCGCTTGCATTTGTTCTTTTGTCAGTTGACCAGGTCGAACTATTTCCAGCTCTTTGGCTGCTTCGCGTATTGGCCTGGTGACCTGGGAAACTACTGGCGCTGCTTCTCTTAACGCCTGGGGAATAGCTGCAGAACCAATTACCACCATGTTTCTAATGTCTTGGGGCGCTATGCCTGTTTTCTCAGAAATTTGTTCTGGAGTCATTCCCAGGACATTAAACATTTTGTTAACTTGCTGGGCAATAGGTTCGGTTATGCCACCTAATGGTTTTTGATAGGCTTCTCTGCCAGTAATGCCCATCGCTTTGCCCAAGGGCTTATCGATAGAAGCAGCTGCAGCCTGTCCGATTTCTTCCGCCCTTTGGGGTGTGTTTGCAGTTCTAGCAAGGGCTTGAACACCCGCGCCGTAGGCCGTAGGCACGATTGCGCCATAAGCGGTATCGATAGCCCCAGCAACACGTTCGCCCAGGTTTCTTTTTACGTCTTGATACCTATTGAATGTTTGGGATGCTATGTCGGCAATTCTGGATGGCGGAGCTTGACCAGGTATTGCTGGCGCTGCTGCAGCTGGCGCGGCTGGCGCTGCTACGGTTTGACCTGGTTGGGCTGGGGGCTGGGCTGGCGGCTGGGCTGCCACGGGTGCTTTGCCTGAAAAATAGTTTTCCAAAGGATCACTAGATACTGGCTGCGCCGTTTGTGTTGTTTGGGCTGCAGCTGTTGCGCCTTGTTTTACTTTGCCAACGTATTCAGCTGGGTTTTTAGTTATAAACCCACCATATTGCGCCAGGGCCTTATCTACGTCACCACCATTGCGGTCGACCAATTGGCCCAGGTAAGTACGCGCCGCTTCCCTGGCTTGCTTTTCATTAAATGGATTAAATTCCATGCCTTGCTTGTGCAGCATTTGCACGGTTTCTGGCATGAATTGGTAAGCGCCCATTGCTTTGGACTGCTTGTTTAGGGCGAACGGGTCTTTATCGCTTTCGACCTTTTTTAAGCTATCCAGCAATTGATCCGTAACAACGGACCGCCCAGGTGTGGACGGTGCAGCCGCTTTGCCGCTGCTTAGATATTGTTCTAAAACATCCATTATTGCGTCCCTGTTTCAGATAGTCTTTTAAGATTTCTATACTTCTTTAAAAATTCATCGTGTTTGGCTTTTGAAGGAAACAGCTTGTCTAGCTCTGTTTTCAATTGCGCTGGATCGGTTATGTCTTTAGACAAATTAATGGCTTCGAAAATTTTGCTATCAGCGTTGGCATTCCAGGCTTGTTGATAGGCCTTCATATTGTTGTCGCCAAAACGCTGCTGGAACTGCTGCGCCCCTTGCGCTTGCATATCTAGATTCGTCATATCTGATTGTGTTCTGCGGGCAATTTTTATCAAGACCGCGGGCGGCACGGTTATATCGCCGCTGGCGACTTTTGTTAAATCAATACCAGCGACCGTGCTTCCGCCTTGGCCCATAGCCCCTAAATTAGACATTTGTAGAACTGCTAGGTCTTTGGCTAGTTGTTTGTATTCTTCGCCTTCCATCGCCATTTTTACTTTTCGCTCTAAATCTCCAATTACGCCGCCTTTTGGAAAATATAGATCGCTGTATATTTTTTGAGCTTGTCCAATTGTTTCTTCCACATTTCTGCGGTTGGTAGACAATGAAGTTTGACGATTAACCAAATTATTGCGGTAAGTTGTGCCAGCTGTTATATCTGCTGCTTCTGCTGGTTCTGGGATAAAAGGCTGGGCAGCAGAACGAACGGGATAAGGAATTCGCATTCCTGGGGCGACTTCACTTCCAGCGGTTGGCAGTTCTTTTGGACCACCTTGTTGTAAACCGCCAGCTGTGCCGACTTCTGCGGTTGGTTGTTTAGCTCCAACGCTAGGCGTAGTGACAACCGTTCTTCCATCTTGCACACTAATTGACGGTGTAAATTGTGATTGTTGCTGCGATGGGGTTAGTAATGTTTGTGCGCCAGCAATAGCCTTACCTGGTAGGTCTGGCCCTGACTTCATTTCATTTTGCCAAATAGTTTTGTAAGAATTTAGCAGCCTAGCAAAATCAGGATTGTCTGGATTTTCCTTAATCATCATATCCATTTCTTGGATATATGGTTCTACCTTGTCCACACCCAGGCGACCAAGAATAGAAAATCTTTGGGCGATCATGGCCCGCTGGTCTTGCGTTAGGTTTTGCTTTGCGCCAATAGCTTCGGTTTGAGCTTTGCCCAAAGTTGTGTATTTTTGAATAACGTCTGATCCCGTAAATGGCGCTATTGTTGGAACAACCTTATTAATCTTATCAATATCAATTCTTCCATTTGTCTGGAAGTTGTCTGGATTGTTAAAAAATTCTTGCAGATTTCTACGTTCCCGATCAACTTGTTGTTGTTGGCCTAATTCAATTCCACCCTTGGCTACTATTTGCTGCTGCTGCTGTACCGCCAAAGGGTTTAATTGTTGTTGTTGTTGATATGCTTGTGCGCCGCGGGCGGTATTAATCATGTCTCCAATAGACATGACTTGCGGGCCTTCAGTCGCGGGCATAGGGGTGTATTGGTATGTTGCCATGCCTAATCCTTAATTCGCATTAAATTTAAATGGCACTTGCGGACCATAATTTGCGCCAGAGGTGTAATCAGTTGTTGGAGCTGTAACGCCACCAGTTTGCCCTGGTTGCATATAGTATGGCAGCGTAGCGTAATTAGCCATGCCTTGCAAAGTATTGCCGTAAGCTTTTGCTGCGCCTATTTGACCAGCTGCCTGGGCTTGTCCGCCAGCAATAGCAGCAGAACCCATAGATTCCCCCGTTCTTGTGGCAGCTTCAGCGGTTGTTCCAGTAGCGCCCAAGCCCATGTCGGCAATGCCTTTTAATCTGTTAAAAATATTAGTTTGTGTGGTTGTATTTCGTCCAAAAGCATTTGCAAATTCTTGGGAAGCTTGGCCTTGGGTGTAGTCTTGCATCCCTTGCATGACGTTTCCGCTTATAAGGCCACCACCGCGGTTGTATTGATTTTCTAGGGCTTTTTGGCCTTGTGCCAAACGAAATTGATAACCAGGATCGATTCCCTGGTTAAAGTCTTCTGCCGTGTAACCCCTGGTTAACTCTGGCATTCTTGTCATTAAATCTTTTAATGTCGCTTGGCCTTGTTCACGATATGGACGAAAATTTTCGTTCGTGACATCAAACATTTGTTTGTTAATGTCCGCGGCATAGCGAGTGGCTGCAGCGCTTTCAGCAGCCGCTTTTTTAGCAGCTTGCCCTTGCATATAGCCAGAAGCCAAAGTAGCTCCACCACCTACAACCGCAACAGTTACCCAAGTCATTTATTTACCCTCCAAGGCTTTAACCTTGATGTTATTAGAAGAATCGTACAAAGCCAATTCGTCTGGTTCTATTAACTCTTTTTCGATCTTG